CGACGCCCAATCGGTGACCGTCAACTTCCGCCCCTCGGCGACCCCCACCTTCGACTTCGCCAAGTCCTGATAACCTTCGGGTTGTCCCCCACCCGCCCCACCACACGGTGGGGCTTTTTCATGGTTACTGCGTTACACTAGAACGTAAATCAACAAGGTTTTATGCCTGCTTCAACTCCCATTCGGGCCATCGACCGCCTCCGCAAGGCCGCCAACCTGGAACCCACCAAAAAGAACGTGGAGCTATCCGATGGCAGCACGTTTGAGATGTGGGTCAGTCCACTAACGATGGCCGAGCGTGAACGCGCCCAAAAGCAGGCCAAGTCGGACGATGCTAACGCCTTCGCTCTCCAGCTGCTGATTACCAAGGCACTGGACGAAAACGGCACTAAGCTGTTCGCCCCTGGCGAGATCGACGTCCTGAAGAACGAAGTCAAGGACAAGGACCTCCAGACGCTGATGCTGGCGATCCTCACCGACGATTCCGAGCCTATGGACCCAAAGCCCTAGCCGCCGACCTCCGAAAGGACAACTGGCTTCTGCTCCAGTTCGGCATCGCCAAAGAACTCGGCCTTACCCTCCAGCAAGTCCGCACCACGATGACCGCCGAGGAGGCCCTCGGCTGGAGCGCCTACTTCCAGATCCTCAACGAGGACCAACAAAAGGAAATCGACAAAGCCAAACGCCGCCGCTAACCCCGGCGGCTTTACACTGTGTAGACTGAAGTACGCCTAGGTCTGGTTTTGTGGCTAAATACAGTGCCGATATTGAGATCGCTGTACGCGGTGGCCAACAAATAAATAATACTATTCGTGATCTAAACAGACTAAATAACTCAATTAATCTTGTAACAAAACGGGCAAAACTTTTAGAAGGTCGCGGTTTTAACGTTGCCAGCATCGAAAACTATAGTCGTGCTGTCGCTAAAGCCGAGCGAGCTGTAAACAAGGCCGCCGCCGGCACAGACCTAGAACGTCGCGCAATTACCCAGCTCGTTACAGCGATGGAGCTGGAAAACAAAGCCCGCTCTAGGCGCAATTTTCTAATCGCGCAAGAAGTCGCAAGTCGCCGGCAAGTTATTGCCACCGCAAATGCAGGCGTCGGTGTCCAAGGTCCGGCATTGCCTCGCTACATGATGACCGGCCCCAGCTCTCCTATTGGAGGCGGTCTGCGTGGTCGTGGTGGTGGTGGCGGCGCTGCTGGCGGTATTAGATCTCGTCTAGGCGGTGCTGTTAGTGGCGGCATCATCGGCCTTGCCTTTCCGCTGCTGTTCGGCCAAGGCGCTGGAGCAGCAGCCGGCGGCGCCATCGGCGGCTTGCTCGGCGGTCTAGCTGGCCCCGGAGGCAGCTTTGCCGGTTCTCTTCTGGGCACCCTCCTCGGCGGCATCGCTTCCAAGGGTCAAGGTATAAAGGATCTTGCCGAGGACATGGGGCTTGCTGCCGAACAAACAAAAGAACTTTCCGCCGCTTTTCAACTTGCTGGTGCGGATGCAGACAAGTTCGGCGCAGCAGTTCAAACTATTCGCGGCATAGGTTTTGCTGAAGGAACTGAAATAGAAGCTATTAAATTAGTCAGTAGACTAACCGAAGAATATGGCGGCAAAATAGATAAAGTAGCCGCCGCATACGGTAATTTTGTAGCTAAGGGCAAAGTAGGCGTAGCCGATATAAACAAATTTACGGCCCAAGGTGTTCCAATTCTTGATGAACTAGAAAAACGCTACGGAAAAAACCGAGATCAAATTCTCGGCATGGCCAAGGACGGAAAAATCACAGCACAAGATCTATCCGATGCTTTACGCGATATTGCCAATAGATCCGATCAAGTAACTAAAAAAACTACTTCTAGTTGGGAGCAAACATGGATAAATATCCAGACAGGTGCAAGTACGTCTGCCCGTGCGTTTGCTATTATTTTTGGTCGCCTTGTAGGTGTTGCATCTAGTATAACCGGCAATATCGCACAATTCTTTAGCAAACTCTACGTAGATATAGTGAATGGTGCGGTTAATGCAGCCGCAAATATCGCCAATGCACTGGCTAATGCAGCAAATAATATAGCCGCTTTTTACAAAACAAATCCACTTTTAATTGCTCCCCTACGCGATGCAGCTGTTAAAGGTTTAGAAGCTTTTAAGGCCGGCGCACGTGGCACAGCAAAAGATTTACAGAATCTTGTAAAAGCTCAAAATGCAATTACAGGTGCTGTTGGTCCAATAACCGTTCCAGGGCAGGAACCGCCGCCTAGTGGTGCAGATCGCAGCAGCGCAGCAGATGAAGCAGAAAAGGCACGGCGGGCGGCAGAGGAACTAGCCAATCTGCAAGGACAAGTAACACTCAAAGAAAAGCTATTCACTATTGATAAGCAAATTGCGATTGAAAAACAACGCGGCAGTCTTGTTACTGCAGCAGCATTGGAGATGGACAAGGCGCTAGAAGAACGTGCAAACAAAATCGCTGAAATCACTCGTAGTACAGCAGATCAAGCAACCAAGAACGCTCAAATTAAAGACGCAACTCTTGATGCAGATCAAAAACTATTTGCTGTGCAACAAGCTATCAAAGAGCAGGAAGCGGAGCGCACTAAATCTTACGAGCAAATTATTGCCGATCTTGAATTAGAACTAAAACTAAAAACAGCTACCACCGAGCAAGAACGCGAGCGGTTGCGGCTTGAGGCTGAACGCGCCAAGCTGGAAGGATTTACGGATGAGCAGATTGGCATTATTACAGGACTGCAAGCTCAAGTAGCAGCACCACTCACTGACGCACAAAAAATTGAGCAGCACATCGGCAAACTTAAGGATGAAGTGGCGGAACTCACCAACATAGGCAACATCGCCATCACCGTTGCGGATGGCATTGGCACGGCATTTGGTCAAGCATTCCAGGGCTTGATCTCTGGCAGCATGACCGCCAAAGAAGCGTTGGGTAGCTTCTTCAAATCTGTCGGCGACATGTTTGTCGAAATGGCGGCAGAAATTATCGCAAAGCAGATGACGATGATAATCCTGCAAACTATCCTTAAGGCGCTTGGTGGGGGTAGCTTTAGTCCACTTAGCAATGCTCAGGCGACAAGTTTCAATTTTGATCCAGGGGCAATGACTGGCAGCCTTACTCCAGGTGGTTTATTTGCCAAGGGAGGCACCTTCTCTCAGAACGGCATTGTCCCTTACGCCAGCGGCGGCATCGTCAGCTCGCCCACGCTGTTCAAGTTTGCCGATGGTGGTACCACCCGCATCGGCCTGATGGGCGAAGCTGGCCCCGAGGCGATCATGCCACTTAAGCGTGGCAGCGATGGCAGCCTTGGGGTACAAGCCACTGGCTTGCGCGAGGCAATGGGCCGCCCGCCTGGTGGCGCCAATAGCTCCCCCGTGCTTAACATGAGCTTCCAGTCCACCACCATCAATGGCGTCGAGTACGTCAGCCGCGATCAACTAGAAGCGGCGATGGCTGCAACACGCCGCCAAGCTGCTAAGGAAGGCGCCAATCGTGGCATGAATATGGCGCTAGACAAGATCCAAAACAGCCCTAGCACCCGCTCTCGCGTTGGTATCCGCTGATGTCCGCCACCTTCCCATCATCTATCACACCATCCAAACGTGACTTCACGCTGGGACAATATCCCACCAAGGTTTACCGGTCGCTGTCGGGCAGTACCGTAAAGCGCAGCTACGGCAACAAGCCGCACTCATATCAGCTCAGTTTGCAATACGAGAACATTGGCGACGATAAGGTGCTGGAGTTCATCAACCATTACAACACCACAGGCGGTGGCTTCTCGCGTTTTGCGTTGCCGCCACAGATATTCAGGGGCATGTCTGCTGCGCTGCGTGGTACTGTGCAATCACCGCCCAACATCAAATGGGAATACAGTTCACCGCCTAAGGTGCAGTCTGTCTACAACGGCATCAGCACTGTCTCCATAGATCTAATCGGAGAGATCAATGTCTGAAATACGCATCTGTAACTTCTTCGACCTAGAGACAACAACCGGCAAGCACCATCACTATCAAAACTACTTTATTGCTGAACCTAAGAATTTCCTAGGGCAAAAATACGACTTTGTGCCATTCCAAGCTGACGGCGCATTGGCAAATCTAAACGGCGACAACCAGCAATTGCGCGTATTATTCCCGGCGCAGGAGCTTGTCATCCGCTTGGTAGAAGAAGGCGACGGCAACCGGTTTAGTGTGCTGCGCTTAGTAACGGCCTATGTCAACGAAGCTGGCGACATCCAAAACACACCAGCACCTCTGACGGACTTCTTTGTCGGCACTGGCGCCACCTTCAGTGATACCACTGTCGAGCTGCGGTTCCGTTCAGCCATGGACAGCGTTGGCGCAACATTCCCAGCTCGCACACTAACTGTCGATAACGTAGGCATCTTGCCGTTGAACGCCGACTTGTCTTTGCGATGAACGAGCTAATCGGATTGCAATACGGTTGGGGTCACAAGCCAGGCGACGGCTCTGGCATGACCGACTGCTTTCAGCTTGCCTGCGCTGCACGCCGCTATCTAGGGTTGCGCGACCACTCCGACATGTACGCCTGGGTTTACGAGCAATACAATGAAACCACCTTCACCGTGCAGCGGCTGGCGCGGTTTCTGTTAACAAGCGGCACCCGCACCGACGATCCCAAGCCAGGCGACATGCTGCTGATGCCAGGCGGTCAACGCGCTCTTGGCACAGTTACAGGGCATGGAACGCTTTACATTGGAGGCGGGCAACAAGTTGTCCATTTGCCTGCGTTGACCTTACAGGCTCACTATTTCAGGATGGATAAAGAATGACCCGCAAGCTGCTCCCCTACGAACACGATCTGGTCAAGGCGCTTGGTGTCACCGAGGAGGAATACCTTGATTTCCTGGCGGTTCAGCACGACTACAGCCGCTCGCCTGAGGAGAAACTGCAGGAACTGAGCGCCGATGCGGGAGTGACAGCACTTGTCTTTGCAATAGTTGGAGTCCTGTTCCAAGTGGCGTCAGTTCTGCTGATGCCAAAGCCCTCCCTACCCCGCGACAATAACAAAGCGCGTGAACAACGCTTTGGTCCCCGCTTTGGTTTTAACAGCGCACAAGAGCTGGGGCAATATGGCGATCCAATCAACCTCGTCTACTGCAACACCAGTCACAACCCTATCGGCGGTGTCCGCGTAAACACCTCACTGGTCTGGTCATCCGTGGAGAGCTACGGCTCCACGCAGTTCATGCAGCTGCTGCTGGTGCTAGGAGCAGCTCAGATAAAAGCTCTTGACTTTGACCGCACAGCATTTGGTCAGCTCCCTTTGGGGCAATTCAGCGCATCCAACACTTGGCTCTATTACGAAGACAGTGGCCGGGTCCGTTTTAACGACAATGTACTGGGAGACGGCAAAGATCCAACCCGCGATGGAGCACCAGGTTCAGAAGACGTATGCCGCGTCATGTTTGCCAAGAACAGGAGTGATGGGTACAGCCAAGCGTTCAGTCCTAGCAGCCTCACTTCGATTGGTGTTTATGATCCAATTCCGCTAAACATTGAAATCCAAGAACGCGAACAATCCGGCAATCCAAGATGGGCCGATCTCAGAGTCCACATTACAGCCGGCAATTATGGTGCAGGCAACAATAATAGATATGAGACGGGCACCAATATTGCCGTTATCTTCAAAAAGGCGGACAAGCGTCAAGGTAACGTAGCGGTTGAAGCCGCTAAAGACATGCGTTACCAGCTTGCAGAGTCATTAGATAGAGCGTCTACTTATATGCTGGGCACAGCCAAATTTAGACTACTAGAAGTCAACGACGGTAATGATGTTAACCTTGACAACGGAGATGTGCGAGCAAGGTTTGTATGTATAGAAGCTGGTCGCCCTCCTGTTACTGCATACCAAAGAACTAAATCAAAAATATGGAGCGAAAATGACCGTCAAAATCTGGTCAACGCTAAACAGCTATTAGATAACCCGCTTACAGACGCAGAAGAAACAGCAATCGACAGGCTAAAGCGGTCTAATCCCAATAATTTCAATCTCGTATCGCCTACTATTTTTGTAGATGACTACACCTTTACCGTAACTTCAGGCAGTACAAATTCCACTGCAAATCTTTTTAGTCTCAGCGGGGGAGTAAATTCAATAAAAGGAGGCAAATTTAATGTGCGGATTAAGGACTTTGGTTTTCCCAAAAACTATAACTTTACTGACGATATAGTGGTTAAATGGACTGACGAGCTTGACGAAAAGAAAACTTTGACAATCCCAAGCAGCGGCTCTATAGCGGTTAGCAGGAAAATTTTAAGTTCATTTTTGGCCAACAAGCCTAAGCTAGACGTTCAGAAGTTGCGCGATGAAATTGAAGATGACTTGGAAAAATTGCGTCAAACAATAGACGACTTAAACTCCGGCGATTTAGATGACAACTTTAGACCCGAGGCACGGAAAGCCGCTAAGGCTATAAAAAAGAGCATCAGGGATAAGCAAGACAGTATACAAAATATACTGCTCAACCCAAGCAATAATAAAAAGAAAGATCGTAGTAAAATAGAAAGATTAAACAACGAAATAGAAGAATTACAGGAAAACAAAGAAGCCTTAATTAGCGACGCTATAGCTAAAGCTAAAAAAGCTTTAATTAGGTTTTACAGAAACACAAATAGCTCTTTTACAGCGTTTGGTAATCGCTACGGCAGTGGCGGCATCAAGGCTATGAACCGTCGGCTAGCGAAACTTAAAGGTCAGACAACTACTGATCAAGTAGGTGTTGAAGCTGTTCTCGACAAATTAAATGATCTGATTAAAGATAAAGAAGACGCTAGCAACGACCTAGAGCTTCTCCTGAAAGACTGGGAAGATTTTGTAGCCGATGTAGACGATGACTTCTATACCAAGTGCCTAGTTAAGGTAGAATCAGCCGCTTACCAGACTGTTACCGCTTGTAATTATGTAAGATTTGCAATTCGCTGCAAACTTTTTAGGCGCATTTCTGGTCG